TGGTTTGCCGTCAAATGACTGGATGTTGCCAAATACTTGGCTAATATCACTTTTTTTGCTCCTTTGTATGGGGGCCCAAATTTTGGTGTTAACATAATTTGTTTAAAAATGATCAAAAAAGGTTTTATACTACTTGCTACTCAAACGCCCCTCTACGAGGCTTATAACGCATATAATGCGATTTTAAAGGGGGGACTTGGCGGGTTCAATTTTGTCCTAAAGACGCCCACCTTTCTTATCGGCTATCCGCTATAAACAACTATTTTGTTATCGTAATAATCTCCCACATCGTCAAACCGCATCTTGTCTGCTATTTTGAACTTTAATTTTTGGAGATTAAAATGGAATACCATATTTTTTTCCTTTTTGGATTGTTTCATTTTTGATTTCCTCTAAACCGGACAAAGAATAATTTATTTCTTTTACTTTGAGCGTATCGGCCACCTTTTTCACATTATTTATTGCTTCATCTATCGTATTTCCTAATCCGATAATTGAACCTAAGGAAGTAAAACCGGGTAAGGCATAATATTTGTCTTCTATCTTACAAGCCATTCTTAATTTAATCCATTTTCTATTTTCTGGTGGGAAATCGATTTCGGTCCAATGGTTTTCTGCCCAACCTGATTCAAAACTTATTCCGGCTCCATATTTGGCAATTGGTTTTAAATCAATTAGATTTCCTTCCGCTCCATTAATAAGAAAATCTGAAAGATTTGACCATATCTCTAAGTGGATTGCGGTCGGGACCGGCATTGGAGAGCGAACGCAAGGATCAATCAAAAATCCCTGTTTGTTCTTTGTTACCCTTACTTCTGTTGAAAAAAAAGTCCTTCCGCCCAATTTTCGAAACACCGGAATCAGTCTATCGTTGATATCTTTTAAGGATTGCGGTAATTGCTCATAAGGCACCACTTTTCCGATATATCCTATTCCCTTTCGTTCATAGCCATACATCGCCATTTTTGGATATTGTCCATCTATGATAAATCCGTCATATCCGGGCTCCACTTCTCCAATTTCGTCTTCAACCACAAATTCCAGTTTTTTTGCTTTCGCTCCAGCACTCACCAAAAGTTCTCCTAAAAATTGAGCTTGGGTCGTATTGTATTCAGAATGATGAAAGGTTTCAATATCTCCCCGAAAAGTGTTTATCTTAATCCATTTGTTCTTATTCTTTTTCAGATATTCGATTAGAGATTCTATCCCCTTAATCAACTCCACTTTTTGAGTTGGCAATTTCAAGGCTTTCTGGATTTCCTTCATTTTCCAGCGATTATTCTCCAAAATCTCCGATTTTCCCGCTCCAAAAACCTTATATCCTTTTTTTCTTAAATAATCCACTAAATCGGCGCAATAAGTGTCAAAGAACATAATGTAGTCAACCTTGTCCACCCAATCCCAAAAATTCAAAACCCTGTGCAATCCATCAAGATTTTCGCCTATTAAAGCCTTACTTGATTTTGGGAAAGCATCTTCCCATGGAACGAAATAATAAACTTCATGACCATCTCTTGCCAATCTTATCCCTATTTCAGTACAAAGACCAAAATCGTAAATTAAAATTCTTTTCTTTTTTTTCTCTCTTTCCAAAATTTTCTCAAAAGTCTTTTCCCGTAATCTTAAAATATTTGAAATTCTATCAAAAATATTTTGTCTTTCTTGAACTAAATTAACCATTTTCTTTAAAATTAATAATAATCCAAACCCATATTAACCATAAAATTAGAAATAACCAGTTCATTTCATTCCTCTTAAAAAATTATTTATAACTGAAATTTCTGGAGTAGTTAGGGCTCGACCAAACATTTGAGAAAGATAATTAACTAATGTTCCTATATTTAACTGAACAACCGGATGCCTCAATGTAATCGCTCCCATTGCAGTTGTAATCGCATATTGAGGTTTATTAAGAAAGAACCATGGTGCACCTATCAAGGTTCCAGCAATTATGTTCGGTAAAGTAATTGGTACACCTTTTTCCAAATTAATAGCCACTTTGTTGAAAGCTTGCTTCGCTGCTAAACCTAAAGAATATCTTTGAAAAATATCTGCTGTTTGAGGTATCCGTTTCTCAATTATATTTTGAATTGATGTTCTCAAAATCATTAGATTTTCCTTAACATGAGGTAATTCAGACAAAGCTTTTTCAAAAGATCTGTCTCCAAGTTTAGCATCAATTTGTCTTCTTATCCAATTAAGTTCTTGAAGGTCAGGCTGATGTTTCAGGGAAATTCTTAATTTGGGGTTAACATATTTTAAAGCTTTTTGGAATTCGTTCAAAGCTGATGTTTCATCATAGAACCTTAAACCAGCTTTTCCAACTTGAGTCGCTATTCGATTTTGCTCAAGCGCTATCGTTTCACCAATAACATCTCTTATTGGTATTCTTTCTTTTTGTGTTGATAAGTGACCTTGAAGCTCATTTTCAAAACTATCCAATTGATTTTTCAATTGTTTTTGCATTGCGTTAAAAGAACCTAAAAACCTTCCTTTTTGAAAATAAGTCAATGCTTTCTCTGGTCTTCTTGATTGACTTGCTACCATCTTTATAAAACCCTTACCAACAGATTCCAGTCCTTTAGAAACTCCTCCTAATAAAGAGGAAAATACTGAAAAGGTCAAAGCCTCTCTTCCTGCTTCTTCAAAAATCCTTTTCGGTTCTGGTTTTTCGGCTTCAGCCAGCTCTCTGGCTGCTCCAAAACTTGCTCCAGTCGCTACTGTTTTTGCTAAAGTTGGTAAAAATTTTGTTCCTGAAGTAAATAAAGGTTTGGTTGTTGGAGCAACGGCTGTTAATCCGGTCATCGCCGCACTTCCAAGCACTTGAGTAGGTGTTGGTATTTCTTCTGGGGTAAATTGAAACTTTTCGGGAGACAATTGTCCTATCGTCACCGCAATTCCCTTTCCAAAGGGTTCCATTCCCAAAAATCTTCCCACGCTTGCCAATCCTTTAACGACAGGGGTCTCGGCAATAGTCTCTAAAGGTCTTTGTCTTAATCTTTGAAGAAAAGAAATCCTTTGGGGCTCAGGTGTCGGAGCGGGCTGAGTTGTTGTAGCTGTGATTGGTGCAGTTGTGGATGTCGGAACTTCGGCTATCGTGTGTCCTCTTCTCTTTAAGCCTTCGATAATTTGCTCATCTGTAATCCCTTGCGGTTTATTTTGTAGCAATATATTTAATTGTTCTTGGGTGATCGTCGCCATATTAAAATCCCATTTGTGTTAGATAATCTTCGACCGAGGGAAGCGCTGTCGTTGGCGCTGTAACTGGTTGAGTAAAAACAGATTGGGCTGTGCTCTCAAATTCCTTGAACAAAGTTCTCAATTGATTTATCTTGCTTTTTGCAACTGCTTTGGTGTCTGTCAGGGAAGGCATCGTTGTCCTTATCCTCTCGATGTCCTTGTCGGTCAAGACTCCTTTCTCTCCGGTCGCCCTGGACAAAGTTGCCAGCAATGCCTCTTTCCTCGCCTCAAAAGTGGCCGCATCGACATTGGTGTGCAACAATGCTCCCAATCTTAAATTTGCTCCTTTCGTTAATCTTTCTATAGGAGAATCTGGCAAATCCAGTTTTGTTGTCAAATCCTCAATCTCTTTCACTATGTTTTGGGCCTGCTTGATTTGAAGCAGAGTATTCCTTGCCGTGGCGCTCATAGGCACCAACCCCCGGGCTTGCTTTTTTGTTGTTCCATAAGGCACGCCCAATGCTTCGGCTTCGGTGTAAGTCAATGGCTCATCCTCTTCTGGCTCCTCCGGCTCTTTATATAACAGTTGAGTCTCTCCCGTAATCGGATTGATTCTTAACAGGCTTTTCCCAACTGTCTTTGTTTCCCACGTTGGTGCCGGTTCTGGCAACAAATCAATAAATCCTCTCGGATAACCAGCCAACCTTTCCAGGTTTCTTTTTTCTTTGTCCGACATCTGCTTGAAGCCTGCCGGCCCAAGCATAGTGTAAGTGTCCTTAATTAGATTCCTTGCATTTTCTTGTGCTCTTTGTTGAGCAGTCTCAACCTCTTTTGAGATCGCCCTCGCTTGCTCCATAATGTCCCTTATTTGGGTGATTCCAGGAGTCAAGGCTCCGGCTTCCGCTTCCCTTATGCTCCTTTGGATGGCTGGCGGCATCCCCGGCTCGGCCGGAGTGGCAATTTTTTGAGCTTGCATAAGTTGTTGCTGTTGCAATAGGTTAAACAAAGCGGAAGTAAATCTTTGCAATGGGGCAGCTTCTGACACTTCTCCTGCTCTTCTTGCTCCCAGCCAAGCCCAAGCTCCTGGGTCTTGCTCCCCCAGTTTTTCTATCATGATGTCTCTTGTTGGTGCCTCTGGCGAAATAATTTTTCCGTTTGGCATAGATTTTAATATGTTTTTATTTATTATTTTTTTATTATTTTAGACCGTTAATGTTCTTAATCCCGCTTCGCCGAAACCTCTATAAATCTGCTCTAATTCAGCCGCTCTCCTTTTTATTTCTCCTTTCTTCTCCCATTCCTTTTCTCCGACTAGTCCTGAATAAACCTCAGGCGAAATCTCGTAGAAAGGAATTTCACCCGCTGGTCTTTCAAAGGTGGGTTCTCCCGCCAAAACTCTTGGAGTGGCTGAAATTGTTGGAATGGTTGTCTCTGGATAACCCCACTGCTGAGCGAAAGTCCTTGCGGCTGTCCCTGCGGCAAACTGGGCTGACCTTCTCGCTTGCTCTATCTGCCTTTGGGTGGTCTCGGCCAATTCTCTTTCTTCCAGCAGTCTTGGACCAGATAACGCAAATCCTTTTTCAGCCATTTCTTCTCCTATTGTCCTTAATTGTTTTCCGTATTGCCTTTCCAGCTCCTCTTCCTGCCTCAAAATCTCCTCTTTCGAATATCCCAATTGCCTTAAAAATTCCTCTCTGGCCAATGCCAACTGGGTTTTGTAATAGGGGTCGACCTCTTGCTCCGCTTGTTTTAGAAATTGGGTAATTAAGTCAACACTCAATGGTTGAGTTTGTTTTTGTAATAAAGTTAATATTTGATCAAGAACTGGATCGCCTGTTTGTTGTTCTTTACTTGCTAAATATTGTTGTGCTTGCTCAACTGTTGTTTGCGGGGTAACAGGCATCCCTGCTTGCTGTGCTTGTTGTATTATCGCATAATCCGCCTGTGCTTTCTCTAATCTTCTTTGGGTTTCTGCAATTTGTCGCTGAACTTCTGTAATTTGCTCTTCTCTGGTAGAACCTGTCGGTGCTGGTGTCGGTGTTGGCGTTATTGGCTGTCCTGTCACAGGAGAGGCTGGAACATCAGTCGCTTTTCTTTTAGGTCCTGAATATCCTTGCTCTGTTGTTGGATCATACCAAGTCCCTATTTGACCAACTGCACCACCTGCTGGTGCTGGCGCTGCTGGCGCTGATGGAACAGTCAACTTTTGTCCTGCATAGATCTTGTTTGGATCTCTAATCTGGGGATTCAATCTCAAAAGTTCGGCGACCGTCGTCCCGTATTGCCTGGCCAGTCCTGATAAAGTTGCTCCTCTTGGAATTGTGATTGTTTGAGGCATATTATTGTTTATTTTCTTTTTCTTTTAAATATTTAAAAATACCTTGAATTTCAGCAAGCCGAATAAGGATTTCATTTTTTCTTTGCTCCAATTTCTGTAGTTCTTGAATGAGTTGTTCCCGTTCTTTATTCAGTTTTTCTTCATCTTTATCCATTTATTTTTCTTTCTAATGTTTTAACTCTTTCAGTTAATTCTTTTATTGCCCCAATCATAATGGAAAATACTGGTGACATTCTTACTCCTTCGTCTGAAACTCTTTCGCCTTTCTCGTTAACTGTGGCAGGGATATAAGAAACCTTAGGAAAAGTAGAATAATCCAGCATAGGAGTTCCATAGATAGTTTTCTTGGTGGGGTGTTCTTTAATCGCCAGTAATGCTTCTGTATCGCTTACTATTTTGCCGTTTTGTAATTCCACCCCCTTATCAAAACTACCCAAGCAACCCATATCCACTATGTCTTTATAATAAATATTATTCCAATAATTAGAAGTATTTCCCAGATTGATTTGCCCCGCTGAATTAGGTCTTATAGATCTTCCATTATTCATTATAAAAACTATATCGTGATTGCACTGCATAAACCAATCATTACTATAAGTAGCATCCCCACGAAAACCTATGTTGTGGGCAGGTCCAGCATTTTCAACATCTAAATAGAAAACAGAATTTCCATCTATGTCTTTCAATCCCCACCAACCACCATAAGTTCCCACATCACTATAAACAACTTCTACTGTATTATTTCTTTGTGAAATTCTGCCTTGGGTAATATCAACATTTTTTCCACTTGTTCCTGTTTGTAAGGTTGAACCTGTAATTGTTGAACCTGTAATTGTTGAACCCGAAATAGAAATTCCACTAATTGTCCCCGCTGTTATATTTCCGAATGTTCCAGAAGCCCCAGATAAAGTCCCAGCAAAGGTGGCGTTTCCAGAAGTATCCACCGCAAAAGTGGTCGCTCCCGCCTTCTTGCCCAAAATTCCATTTGGTGAAAGCCAAAGACCATTATTAGCATCAGTAATCATCTTGATTGCCCCTGAAGCTCCGAAAGTGAAATCTCCCAAAATTTGCTTCGTGGATGTGTTCAACTTGCTGTTTATCAATTCTTTGATGAAGTTTCCCGACGAATTTATGGCGTCAGCTATCGTCGAGGCTTGCCTATCACCTACCAGAGCTGAACCCCCAATCGTCCCGCCGAATATCCCGAAATCGCTGTTGAAGTCCTGCCCAGGAACCAATTGCGTATCAACCAAAGACACCCGATAAAGTTGCTTATTAAATCCATAAAAATAAATATCTGGTTTTTCAATTGTTGGAAGTGGAATTTCCATAAATTTAATTCTCTATAATGACGCCCTCGTTTATCCCTTTGACGACTTCGATTCCTTGCCAAATAAAGGCCTCCACATTTGAAACCCCGGCAAGTTTGAACCGGATTCTGTGAAATCTGATATTTAGCGGCTCAAAATTGTTCAGATACTTCCTCAATTGCCCTAAGTCGTTCCAGTTTGTCTCGTCATCTACCTGATACATAAGCATCGAAGCCTGAGCCTTCTCACATAAGACAACAAGTTGCTGGATGACCTTTCTCTCATAAATGTTCCCGAAATCATACCATTTTGTGATGACCCTGTATTTTATCGGCTCTCCCAAATCGGAGGTTCCTGAATTGAAAGTAGCGACCACTCCATCGTCTGTCCCAACCAGCCTTGTTAAGGTAGAACCGCTATTGTAATCCGCTCCCCATTTAATTCCATCAGCATAAGAATAGATTGTCCAAATCTCGGATGACTCAGTATATCTTATTACTACATTTTTCCAACTTTCCCCTTCTATTGTCAAGTTCTCGACTGACCAGTAAATGTGGTCGTCGTCCCTCCAACCGGCGATGTCCGCAAAGGAAGACAAAGGAATCGCCTGAACAATGTCCGAAATCGGTCTTGAAATCTCTACTGGATAACCTCCCGAATATCTGTAAAAGCCTGTGTCGTGATGGAAATAAATCCCCTTTTTACCTTCTACTATCGATTCTTGACTCCTCGTCCCTATCTTTATCAGGGGATCTGGATCAACTCCCGCCGTCCTGAATCTATAAATATAGTTCGGCTTGAAAACCAGCAATTCCAGCGAATATCTTTTAAGAGCGGTAATATTCTCCCCGTCATTCGGATTGATGTCTACAAAATCAGTTGAAGGTGCCCAAGTAATATTTCCTGCAGACGAAATCACCGAGGAATAAAACAATCTGTCAGGATAATTTGAATCTCCCGCAACATAAACTCTTGACTTGTAAACCTCTATGTATTTTGGTTTGATATTATTATTTGAAAGTTGCTGGGGGTTTATTGGATTTCCAGTGTATTCCCAATAAGAAGGACCATCAGCTAAACCATTCCAACACCTGATTGAGCCTTCTATTCCATTGACCCTTATTGTCCTGCCGGCAAATTCCACAAATCTTGTTTTGTAGTTTTTTGTATCAGTTGCCAAAGAACTGCTCCATACACTTCCATTCCAGCGATAAATGACATTATTGGTCCCGTTAGAGAAGACAGCGAACATTGAGGCGGAAGTCGTGGCGGAAGTTGGATTGTGCATCCCGAGACAAGGATAGCCAGCCGAAACTGTGCTTCCCAAGGCAACCATTCCTGGCCTCAAAGTTATTGCTCCTTTGCGGTCAAAGTGAACGTTCAAAGCTTCCACAACTGCGCCTTCGGGAATTAAAGCATCATCAACCTCACTTTGTCTAATAACTCCGTAAACTCCCAAATTCCTTATTTTTTTTGGCTCTAATGCTGTTGCTGGCATATTTATGGAAGCGGCAAATGCCTTACGTCTGGCTTAAATTTTACCTCTGTTCCCAAATACTCTTTTTGAAGTGCTTCGTTTTTTCTTGTTGTCCAAAGAATGAAATCAGGATCATCTAAGGGTTGTAATCCCTTGTTCTTCCGCTGTTTTATGCGGAAAGCAAGGTAAGGAATATACATATCGTATTCCGGCTCGTCCAGCTCGTCAGCATCGCTGTCATAATCCACCAAAGTCCTATAATAATCGCACCAGATGTTTTGGTTTACATAAGTGGTTTCAATTGGCCGGTTGAAATAAATGCAGGCCGATCCTTCGGAGTCCACAAAGACCGTGAACTTGTCAGGTAAGCCAAATGATGCATTTTGCCAAACATCGGTCTCGGCATCGTGATTGTAGCTTCCGCTTGCTGAAATCCTTAAAGTCCCCCCGGAAACTCCCTTCGCCGAATACTCAATCACATCGTTCTCTATCGTCACCGAGCCCGAATCGTCGAAATCCCTGACGTCCTTGCACCATAGATCTTGATCGCCGACCGTGTAAGCCCTGTCCAAGGTGGTGTGAGCCACTCCCTCATAGTCATCGTCAAATTCTTTCTTGTCATAGTATTCACAAGCCTTCTCTGTCCCGATCCCTACTTTGTAAATATTTTCGGCTGTGTAAGGTTTCTCCAAATCAGAAGGGACTGCTATTCGATACATTCCAGTTGTCACATTTCCGATGTCAACCCCGAATTTCCTCCTGAAAGGCCTCTTGCCAGGCGCCTTGTGGTATTCCCTCCTTGCCTGCCAGAGCGCCTCGTTCAGGAACTCGTGGGTTATCAAATCGCCGATCGTCTCGTTGCACGAGTCCAAAGCCCGCTTCTTTATCATAAAGACCGTGTTATCTCCGTAGCCAGTATAAGGGATTGGGTCAGAATAATCTGACGTTAACTCATTGACAGAGTCAAAGAACCTTGTGAAATAATAGCCTGAATTCTGGGTGGTATCTTTATAAAGCGACTCCTTTAAATCAACCTGAATAGTGATAGTTCCGAGAATCGATTTTGCTCCCGCAATAGTAGAAGCATGAAACACTTCTATTTTATCCCAATCTACTACATAAACTTTCGTGTCTTGCGGATGGTCAAAAGCCAGATTGCCATAAAGGTAAATAGTTGAACCGCTCGGAGCGGTGGCGTGGCTCGGATAGGCAAATTCTGTTTTCTCATTACCTAACTCGCCTATCAGTAAAATTTGAGCGGTAGATTCAAATCCTTTTATACTCTGAACTGAAATTGAAGTTGCCCCGGCGGTGGCGTCGGTTGAAAGAAAAGTGTATTTCCTGTCCTGTGTTAAAATTGTATGGTCTGTATATATCGTGCGCATATTATTGAACTCCTAATAAACCTAATAAACCTAAATTACTTCCCGCTACTGTTTCTTCGCTCCCATAACTCACCAAACTCTCATTTCCACTATTGTAACTGGCTTTTATCCAGGCGGCGGAACGAACGACATTAGAAATTCTAAATTCGTCTATAATACCATTCATATAATACCAGGAAGCTCCATTATTCATTCGCCCAATAGTTGAAGCAATTTGTTGCCAACCATTCGTCATTGTTTGGGTAATTGTATTTATTCCATTAGAATAACCCTTCCATTCTCCAGCAGATGTTCTGGTTAGAGCAATATAATACCAAGTCCCTGCCGAAGGATTGACAATTGTATAATCTGTTACCCAACCCATTCCAAACTTCAACGCTCCCTCATCAGAAAATATCCGCATTCCCACATTGCTCTGGGTATCTATTACATTAGAAGTAGTATAAACACCTTGTGTAGCATTAACTACATCAAATTTTATCCAAAATTCCCAAGTTTGGTTAGCTGTATAAGAAGTAGGTAAATTGGTAGTTCCAGTGTCTATTCTATCATCAGTTCCATCAAAATCCTGCGCTTTGGCTATTTTCCCATTAGTTTCTATTGGTTCATTTGCTCCTTTTTTTGTTCCATTGTTGGCATTAACAGTGCTATCATTAACTTGCGAGGTTGTATAATCTTTTAAATGCCAAACTCCCTTAAAATTACTATCCCAAACATTAGTCGGGTCAGCTCCGTCTGAAGCCGAACTATTGCCATAATAAATATAAAAATCTGTATTAACCGTTCCTGAAACCGAAGGAATTTTTACCCAATACTCCGCTACTTGGTTTGTGGCATCGTGTCTTTCTCTTTCGTATTTAAGGAGCGTTGTGCCGTCGGAACTTGTAAATCTAATATCATATCCAGTAGAAAGAGCTTTTGAAAAGTTAAAGTTGGTGGAAGTCAGCTTCACCAAAACGGGAAAATCGGTAAGGTCGGCATCCACCTTCGTCTCGTCTATCGTTATTTTTTTGCGGTATAACCAAGGACTTAACCAAGGCATAGTTTTATGCTGATTCCTTAAAGTAAGCTATAGAATAATGGACCAAACTCGCCGAATTCAAAACTAACGCCAAAGTGCTTCCCGCTGATGTGGCAAACAGATAAGCGGGGGGTGAGACTGCCAGATTGGCTCCTGAAATTCCTGATGAAGGAGCCTGCAAAGCGTATCGCCAGTATTCTGTTGGCGTTCCCGCTCCATTCGTGAACTTTGCCGTCAAATGAACCTGTGCGGTAGTAGTTAAAGCAATCGCATAAACCTTAATTGCCCTTCCTGATTCTGGCGAAACCAGTGTCTGTCCCAAAGCCGAAACCCCTGCGTAAGAACCGCTTACCGTCCCCGAGATTATGCTCGTCGAATAGGTGTCCTTGACCTTGACTGTCGGCTCGCTTCCACTAAAATAAACTGCTACCGAATTTGTTATTCCCTTAATAGTTGGTTCAGAGGGAGAATAATAAACCCCTATGCTCCCACTAAATGTGGCATTAACTGCAGGGTTTGAAGGACTGAAATATACAGCAACGCTATTAGTGATTCCTTTGATTGTCGGCTCGGAAGGAGTAAAGAAAACAGCTACGCTCCCAATCGTGTTTGAGCCCGCTGGCAAAGAAGTCATTCCAGCTAAAAGAGAAGAAGCAATATCTCTGACTATCGTTGAAACTCCGTAAGAGGGATGGACCAAAGCCACTCCTGAATTATCAGAAGGGTCGCCAATGACAACAACTTGGCGGTGCTCTGCGTTTGTTGATTCAGTTCTAGTATCAATGTTTTTCCCAGAACCTTCTGTGATGGAAATATATGAATCTGCCATATTATTTTATTTTTTTACTGAGTTTAAGGGTTTAATGATTCTTGATGTTGGCTGCAACTCGCCAGTTTTTTCGGTAAAAGTAATTGTTTTTGCATAAGTAAACGTCAACAGCAAGCCAATAGGACTTCCCTTTTCAAAAGTAGTGGTCGTAGTCGTAATCGCTCCAATCTTCTCCAATCTCACTGTTGGTTGTGTTTTTTTTATTCTGACTGACATATGTTATTTTTTTTCTTTTGATTTTTCTTTTTCGGCTTCTTCCTTTTCCATTTCCTCTAATTCCTTTTCAACCCATTCCTTAATTTCAATGACTTCTTTTGCCACTCCTACGGGCAGTTGAAGATTGCTGTTCTCAGCGAACAGTGCTTGCAAGATTTCAAGACTCCTTTTAGATAGTTTGCTCATTTTGTTTTTGTTTTTTTAATTCTGCGACTTTTGACTCAATAGAAGTTTTTGTCGGCTTTGAATCCCTTCCTTTTTGCCTCATCGGCTATCTCTGGCGGCTGAGGCTTGTTGGCAACCTCATTCTCTAACCTAATCGTCCCTTCGGCAGCAACCTTCTCTAAAATCGGCACAAGATTATTCTCGTCCAGCAATACCGAAGCAATCTCCTCTTGGCTCAACTAATACTCTTGGGTCAAAAAATTGCCCAAGCCGTCATCTATGCCGACAGCGACAAAGATAGAAGTTATATTCCCGTCCTTGTCTTTGTTTTTTTCGTAACGCTGTAGTGTGTAATTCATAGTTTTTTATTGTTTGTTTCACGACTTTTGTTATCTGTTCCAAACCTTCGGACAATAAATAATCATAAAACTTTTCTGGCAACATAAACTTACGAAAACAGTGTCTTGGTTAGCGGCAACGTTATAATCAGTAGTTCCTGTGGCTACCGCAAACTCTGCAGTGTCGTATAAACGTGAGGTATACTGGAATGGTATCCGCATAAAAATAAAAAACGGCTTTGAATTTTAATCCAACTCAAAACCGTTAGCATTGACTTTTAATCTACCAACCACGTCTCCTTTTACTTTTAATGAGGCATTAACAGTGTTAGACAAAATAGGCGTTTGGTAATGAAATCCGATTGCAGTACTGGAAAAAACCTCATAAGCCCTTATGGAAGTATCATCAAAATAGATTGTAAGGTTTCCAGCCAAAGCAGGTCCAGAAAACTCAATATCAGTTAGCGCTATCCTTTTCCCGCTTGCCGGTGTCCAAATAGTAAGCGTGGAAGTCGCAGCAGTAGCTGATGCTGTCTTTGAAATTGGTGTATAGCCTTTAGCAAATTCCATATTATTTCTGCATAAAGCCGAAGGAATAATCCTTTCTTGGTCGGCAATATGATTTGTCCTCTATCGTCAATTTGACTTTTTCAAGATCTATTTGGGAGAAAACGTCGACGAGCATTTTCTCCAGTTTTTTGTCAATTTTAAGATACAGTAGCCCCATTTTCATTAAAGTCCACATGTCCTTCAATTCTTGCGTCTTTTCCCTTGAGATGGCAATATCTATCAATCTATTTAATTCCTTTATGGGAGATTTTTTAAAGTTTTCCTTATTGAATTCCTCCATTAAATCCTGAAACCGAAATCTATAAGCATTATCAAACTCCAAAATCATACACATTAACTCTCTCAACATTATTCTCAATTCTTTTATTTTTGGCTTCTCATCTTTTCTTTCTATGCTAAATGCTCGGTAAAGTTCTCTTATTGCCTGACAATACCTTATTGGTTTGATTTTAAACCTTTCAATAAGCCGATAAAAGGTATAAACTCCGGCATAAAAAATTCTTTTGATCGCCCAAGCGATTGACAGAAAAGTCAGCAATTTCGCTTTGTTTCCCTTGTAAATGTTGTGGTAAATTCCGCTCACCATCCCTTTAACGATTTTTTTGATTTTGTCCATCGTCTCGACGAACTCGAAGTAGGGAAAGCCTCGGTAGGGATATTCCTGCCCTTCCATATAGGTTAAAATCCCTCCCTCCTCCGGAAACTCTACTTTCGTTAAGGGAAAGACATCTTGGTTCTCTTCCTCTCTTTTGACATCAGACAAAGCAGGCGTCTCTCTCATCGCTTGGATAATCATATTCATTTTCTGCCAATTCTCAATAAAAGCCTGTTGGGGATTGACTTCTTCTCTTTTTTGCTCTTTTTCTGGCATTTTTATCTCGCTATTGTGTAGGCCACCGTCTTTTCTAAGACATTAAGGGTTGCTCCTGAGGTGTTGCTGAAATACAAGGTCACGCTCCCATTCCCCGGTACTGCTCCTACCAACGCAATCCCAGCAGTGGACAATGCGTCCTGTAATGTGCAGACAATAGCATCCTCTGCTCTGACTCCAGGAACCGTCACTACGGTTGAATAAACCGCACTTGTGGCGCAGGCCCCATAAGGAACGGAAACCGTGAAAGTTCCTGTCACTCCAAAAGTCCCTGACTTGTCGGGAAATTGCCAGGCCCGTGAAGCATCAGGCGAAGATTTCACCGAAAGGGTCCCGGCCAATCCTCCATCCATTTCCAACCTGATGGCGGCTGTATTTTTAAGGTTTATTCCTCTAAAATTTGTATAATTGAATCCTCCGTAGTTCATTTTATTGTTTTAATTAAGGAAATTTGTTTATACTGGCTCTCCTCGGCTCTCCGCTGTCGGCCAATCCGACCCAATTGGCAACCGAACAGAGAGCCAGTCGAGATCACAAGGAGAATCTCAATTGGATTTTTAAGGAATCCTAACCTTATGCTGAATTGGTGTTCTGCGAACCAACCCAACCTCTGGGATCGTTGTGGCCGATGTCAAACATCATTGTCAATTTTGTTACTCGTTCCTTAATAGTAGTTTATTATTTTTGGAGCTATTACAACTCTTACAAAGTGGCTGAATATTATCTATGTAATTTGTCCCTCCTTTACTTAATGGAATTATATGGTCAACAGTCAATTTCTTTCTTCTCCCGCAAATAGCACACTTAAAATTATATTTTTTCTTTAAGTCGTTCCATTCTTTTATGGTAAATGATCCAATCGCTTTTTTCCTTCTTGCGTATTGCTTTCTATCAATTTGTTTCGCTCTCTCCTTATTTTTGTCTATCCATTTCTTATGCAAATCGTTCATTCGTTTTTTGTTCTTTAAATACCATTTCTTGAAAGCTTCGGCCCTTTCTTTCTTATGCGTTTCTCTATATCTTTTCGACCGCAGTTTCCCTTTTAAACTTCGGTTATATTTCCTTTGCGACTCTTTTGTTTTTTCTGGATTTTGCTCTTGCCATCTTTTTGCTTGCAATCTCATTCATTTTCTTTCTATTCAACTTATTCCATCTTTTATTCCGCTCTAAAATCCTTTCCCGGTTTTTAAGATAATATTCCTCGCTCCATTTTTGTTTATTGAATGCCATATACTCTATTTTATGGCATCAATAAACTTTTGTCAAACTACTATAATGTTGGAACTGGCTGGAGCATTTCTGTCCAGCTCACGGTCTTTATAATTAGATTATACACCGTGTTCAGACTGTTGCTTACTCTTTTTAAGAGCCCTTCCCGCTCAGTCGTTGCAGCTGCGGATATTTCCGCTTGCTGAGCGTCACCCATCTCTGGGTTTCCGCCGTTAATCAGGGAAGGTTTTACAAGACCAAGATGTTTAGCCTTGTACTGGATCTCGCCCGTCCTGAAGACAATGTTCGGGCCCTCAAGTTCAATCGGCTGACTTTCCTTGTACTGTAACCCATATCTCTCATTCTTGAATCTTGAGTCGAACATGAACCAGTAAGAAGGATGATTCATAATCCAAGGCAAAGCAATAATGTTGTAAGTCGGGACTCCAGCAGAATCTCTGTCAGCGGTTCCTGGCATCCAGCCTTTGTTCATCGCCCCCAACATTTCGACCGCACGGTGATGGTTGGCGTAACCTCTGGCGCAGACGAAAGTGTCGAGATTGATGTTCATCGGCTTGCCCATCGGGTTCCTAATTAAGGCGGCTGTCCTGTGAGCGGCTTTCAAGGCGTCATACTCCCAATCCATGTTGTAAGTGCTCCCGTCATAGACAATATTGTTCCAGTTAGAACCCCCATCCTCTCTCGTGTGGCTGCTACTACAGAAAGGCAATCCGTCTCCACCAGTCACGGTTACCGAGTAGTTCCCGGAAATGTCCTCTGCGGTGTAAGAGGAACTAAAGGCGTTGTCCAGCCTCTCGGCGCACCTCAACTCCCTCAAGTCGGCGCAGGCGTTCCTCGCCTCATTGGTAATCCTTTCAAGGTTCCTCTTTTTTATGCCAAAGAACCACATCGGCTTGGTGAAAGATAAGACAATACCGAATTGAATTTGCGTGTAGGTCTTATCAAAACCCTGAACCGGTGACTGAGCGGTAATTGCCGCATTCTCGACAACCCGTCCAGCGTATCCCAAACCGCTGATAGAGCTTTCCTTCAGGTAATAATCAGTCACACCTGTCTCTACATTCATGTATTTCTCAAACAATCTGCTCTCGGCTTCCGATCCCTTCAGCCAGATTTGTTGGATTGAGACATCTATAAGGTCCGCAGCATCCGATAATGTTAAAGGATTTGGCATATTAGTTTCCTAATTCGGTAAGGAAAATTCCTAACAATTTTCCACTACCTGATGTAGAACCTACCATTGCCACAGGCAAAAATACCCTGTTCACTCCGCTCGTGTCTGTTCCTTGGTTGTGGATATATCCCCGATTAGCACTGAGATACTGCCTTATACCGATCTGGGCAGTAGAAGCAGCATTGGCGCAGTCCACCTCCCAAAGCTGGTCTTTGGTGAATGGAATCACCCTAATAAGAGTATCGGAAGCTCCTTCCGCATAGCTTGCAGCTACGCCGAAAAGAGCAGTTCTTGTCGTATTGACTCCCGCAGGACCAACCACTTTCCCAGCGGTAATCAACCACTCTACTGCTTCTCCCGGATGAATCGTCCCAGAAGCATAAACATCAACTATTGTTGGTTCAACAACATTTCCACCTGAACTTACTAATCTAAAAGGCATTTTTATTCTTCTGGTAAGTTTTCTTCTATTTTTTGGATTTCTTCCTCCGACCAGCCTCCCTGTTCCAATATTTGGCGATAATGGAAGGGTAACGCTTTTTGGGAAGAAGAACGTTGGACACCTCCTGCTCCCACCCCTGCTATTTCCAGCTTCTTTTTTTGTGCAGGAATGCCTCGTTCACTGGGGACTTTCTGGATTGCTCGGTGAGCTCTTTCCAAAATCATTCCAATCAGATGAGGATCTTGGGGCATCCGGTATAAGGAAACTTCTCTTTGCAAGGCGTTCCAGTTTATGTCATTGGGGTCATTCTCGGGCTTGTATTCGGGATACTTCTCAAGGAACTTATTCAGCTCTTCTTGTTTCACTTGATCGTAATACATTCTTTGAGCCTCTTCCTTGGTGATATATCCTTTTACCCTTAAGATTTTCTCAATGATCGCCACGTCCTCCGGATGCAAATCCTTCAGCTCCTCAATTTTTTCCTCAACCTTTCCCAATTCTTCTCTTTTCAGTTCTCTTCTCTGACCTCTCAATTCTTTAATCTCGGCCAAAAGTTTTTCCCTTTCGGCCTGCAATCCTTGGACTTGTTTTAACAATTCCCCAGTATCAACACCGAGCTTTTCCTCAGGAATCTCTTCCTTTGGAATTTCTTCGGCTGGTTTTTCCTCCGCAGGAAGCTCGGAAGGAGTCTCCTTCTCCTCTTCTGGAACCTCCTCGGCTCCAGTTTCTTTTACTTCCTCTTTCCCCGTTTCCTCGGGCTGGGGTTCGTCCGAAGTGAACTCGGGGATTTTGCCGATTATTTCTCTTGGCATATTTTGACTTCCATTTTTACGCCATGAAGCGGGCGTATGCAAGTTTTCCTCCCTCGACAAGGAGGTTTATGTTTTCCATTTTGGTTTCCACTTGTCTTTTTTCTTTTTTACTCTTTCAGGCAATTTCTTACCTTTGGGCGTTTCTTTCGCCCATCTCTTCGCCATTTCTGGATATTTCCAAAAAAGAAATCTTCTTTGGGCTTGTGATTTGAATGGCATTTTAATAATTAAGCCTTCATTACTCCAGTATCGGACATCCGCCAACCTTTTTTTCTTTTTCGAAATTTTGCCTCGGCGGCAGTCCAATAAGCGGCTCCTGCTGCTGCTTTCCCTCTTTCTCTGCTTCCGTATCTTTTCGTCGCCTCTTCTTCTATCTTTTTAAAAGTTTCTGGTTTCATTATCGCTCCTGGCTTTTGGCGACTTCTCCAAGCTAATAATTCTTTTCCTTGTCTTGGTTTTGGTTTTCCTCTTGGCATATTATTTTTTAATTTTTCTTTTTTTAGGAATCCACATCCGACCGTTGCTTGTGGATATCCAATTTCCATCTCTGTTTTTAAGATAAATCCTTTGAATAGATTTGTCCACCATTTTTGGATATTTTCCGATCCTCAGTTATTCTCGCCTGGATTTCCGGCCCCAAATTTTTGTAGATTTGCTCCGCCCACAGTTTCACCCCGTTTGATCCTTCGGCGTAGCTGATTATTTTTGATCTTAAGTCGGTCTTGTACATCTCTTTTTCTTTTTCCGTCATATTGCTGTATTCCGGGGGAACGATGATTGTCAGCATAAACTCTGGTCTGTCTTTCATCGGTTCAACTTTCACTCCAAATTTTTTGTTGAGAACCGAGTGGACAATCTCTCCATATTCCATCGGCACAGCGTAAGTTATTTCTCCTTTCGTTGCTAAAGATTGGGCAACTAATGGATCGCTTGATTTTTCAACAATTGTTTCTTTTTCTTTATTCTCTAATTTTTCAATCCTGTTTGTCAAGTCTCCAATAGTATTTTTCAAGTCGTTCAAGACATCTAAAATTGGAGTTAAATTGACTGGCTCGGTTGGTTGCTCTTGTGTTTTTTTTCTTGGCATCTTTTTTGACTTCCTTTTAAACTTCTCTTGAAGTGGAGAGGGAAGCCAAGATTATTTTTGTTTCGTCGACCTTTAGGGTTTGATAATTCCTAATGGCTTTTTCTCAATCGCCTTTTTGGGAATCTTGAACCTTTTCATCGCCTCGACCAGAGCGATGTCTTCTATGTCAGGCAATCTTAACTTAAGAGGAACGACAATTCTTTCGCCTTTTCTGATGTCTTTTTTCGCCGTGATTCCGACGACCGTCTCATATTCTCTTGACCTTCCCAAAATCTGCGTTCCCATCTTCATCTGGGTCATCGGCTCACTGATATAGAATAGCAAGTTTTTCAAATCCTCTCTTTTAATGAACGCCTCTTTTTTTTCTGTATCACAAGGCAAGATGAATTTCAAGACTTTGCATTGATTTGTCTTTTCATCTTCTGGATTCCAATTGACTTCCACAAAAATGTCATTCTCTTTTGCCAAATCGCAAAGATGAAATTTCTCATAATTTTCTAACATGGAAATTTCATTAAGAAATAAATCATTATTCCCAGGCCAATTAGCATTATTATTATTTTAATTATTTGAAGTTTTATTTCAAGATTACTCATTTGATTCTGCTCCTTGTAAAAATATTTCTTGAATAAATCTTCTAATACCCTTTATTTGCCCTTCTTTTTCCAGAACCGTTTTCGCTGTTTCCCATTCTGATTCTGTTGAGATTGGCTCGTCTTTTATTTTTTCGCAAATCAAGTCCGCCAATTTCTCGATGGTCTTCCATTGAGAAGATTGCAATAAACTTCTGATTTGGGATTTTTCGGTTTCATTAAGCATAATTAAACTTTACGAAAGGGTCGAGTCAATCTCGCAACTAATCTTTGGGCAAAACTTTGAGGTCTCACAGGGATTTCCGTCCTCGGCACTAATCTTTCTGCTTCAGTTGTTTGTAAAGTTTCGGGCTGGGTTGGTGGCAAAAGTCCTTCTATTGGAAATGGCATTGATTCCGCTTGTTGAGGAAGCACAGGTTGAGGGAGCGCCTCCTCCAGCCAACTATCGGGCAAAATATCTTTCGGGTCTTTGTCGTAAAGTTTCACGATGTTTTTTGCGACCTTTGAATAAAGTTCTGGAGGATTAGTAAGCAAAGGAATCAGTATGTTGTACATCTCCAACTCCAACGCCTTGTCCAGCTGCTTTGATGGAGTTAAAATCGTCTGCGGATCGACGTGGATAATTCCTTCCCATTTTAGGAATCTTGGCTTTATCCTGAAAAATCTTGTTTCAGCCGTCTCAGTCAGATTTCCTTTTTCGTCTTCCTCTAAATTTAGAGGAATTTCTGGATAAATTTTTGCAACAAAATTCCCTTCTTCATCTCTTTCGTAAAGTTCTGGATCAGATTGTATTTCTTTCAAATAAGCATCTATCAAATTCGGATCGGCAATCTTGTATGTTTCGGGAATTGAATAGATTAGTTGAATCAAGGAAATCGTAATATAGGCTTCTTGTTCCAAGGCATCGCAGATGTTGTCCAAAGGAGTTTTCAATCTTTTCAGTGCCGCTTCTTTTGCCTGAGCGATTTCAAAAGCTGTCTTTCCCGTTATTGTTCCCATTAAAGGTTCGGTAATTCCAGAAACATCGTCAACATCTTTTTTAAGCATTGCAATTCCGTTCCATGCATCAGCTCCCGGAGGAGGAACTTCAAGCCATTGAATATTTTTTGGATCCAATACTTGCTTTCCTGTTCCAGGCTTAATTTCAATTTCTCCTGTTTCTGTCAGTCTTTCCGTCCCTCGATAAAAGAACATTTTGTAGATTGAGAGCGTTAGCTGGTCAAGGGTCATGTTCCTTATTCTATCCAACATTGCCTGGTCATATCTTATTGCCTCGTAAACCCCGATTCCATAAGGACATTCGGCGTGTCTTAAGTTCCAATATCCTTGCCAGCAAGAAAGTTTTTTGTTCCCTTGTGCATCGGAGACTGNTAAAGGTTCAATGATAATCGGCACATTATTAGCGATGACCATAAACAAATCTTTAATTCTATTTTCATAGAAGTAAACCTCAACCAGTTTCGTTTCTTTGAACTTTTTTTCTGGCCCTTTTGGTCCAATGACTTTTTCCGTCACTATTCCTCCTGGCTGAACATATTTCCAATTCTTGTATTTGCCGAATTCTTCCTCGGCAACATCCCAAGGATAAACTTTTCTCCAGCACCAATCCCGTAAAGAAAAAGGATTGTTGGGTTTCGCCATGTCATCTATCCAGGCGTTCCATGGATCAAGATTTTCCCGAAAAATGTCGTTGTATTCTACAATTTCTTTTTCCTCCCAAGTTGATTGCTCTGGCTTTTCCTGATTATATTCAATCAAGTTTTTTATTTTTCTTACGATCCTTAGGGGATAAGTTCTGCCAATTGCCCATCCATATTTTGCCAAATTAAAAACAAATAACTTTAATTGTTGTTTGCTTTTTGCAGTTTCCCAACTTCTCTGGTAAAGTTGCTTCATCAGGTTTGTCGTCGCTTGATACCTTTTGCTACCCGGCAAAAATACTCCAGTCGGATTTCTGTCAATTAAAATTGCTAAAGCAGTCTGAATTTTAATGTAAGGATTTGGTTGGGCGATGTCTGATTGCCAATCCCCTGGTTCTCCCAAAGTTGTCCAAGTTCCCCGCCATCCTTTCTCTTCATCGGTCGCTATAACTCTTTTTCCTTTTGTCCGCAGACGATGAGGAATATAATCTCTGTCCGCCTCTGCCCAAATTTTCTCCAGATTTATTCCGTAAATGTCTCTTCTCGCCTCTTTTAGTTGTTCAATTCTTTTTTTGACAAAATTAAAATCCTCTCTCTCTTTGTCGGTTAAATCCTTGTTTTCGTCAAATATTGGTTTTGCTTTTTCTGGCTCTGGCATTTTATTTTATTTTAGTTTATTAAAAATGTTTGTCAAGTCTCGGGATAGTATATCTTGAAATCTAATCCAGAAGTCATTTTTAATCTCGCTAATTTTCTTTCAACTTCTGTTAAAGGCGGAGAAGTTTTTTGCTCATGCAAAGACATCAGTAAATATCTGTCGCAGTCGGCACAATTATGAACTACTAATCCCCCATTTATTGCAAAACAATGAGCATCTTCAACTTCCATATCATAAACATCAGCTTTTTCTTTTAATTGGCTTAATTCCTCTACGACGGCGTAACGCTGTAGCTTTGCAATTAGGATGGCAATATTTTGACCTGTAACTAAATTGAATAGGTGTTTTATATGATTTACCACAAATAATACATTTTTTCTCAATCCATTTCCATTTTTTGGCAATTTCTTTTGAATGTTTTGAATGCCATTTTCTTCCTTCTTCTGATTTATGCCATAAAATTGCTTTTGGTTGGGCATATTTTTTAATGTTAAATCTGTCCAGTGCCTTTCTTTCTTCTGTAATGGAATGTAAATATAGATGCTTTCCTTTTTCAAGAAGTTGAAGATTGGTAATTTGATTATTGGCTCGGTTATTATCTTTGTGGTGAATTGAATGGGTTGGAGGAATTTTTCCATAATGATATTCCCAAACTTTTCTATGCAACCTAATACCTTTTCTTTGAAAATATTTTCCACACAAATAATACCTTTTTCCATTAAATTCTTGGATTGTTGGAGAAATAATTTTGACTTCCATATAACCAATTCTATCAGAAACAATGACCCAATGTCAAGTATTTCATCCCCAACTTTTATATCTTTTAATTTTCTCCAGCCATCTTTTAATAAAATTTTATGTTCGTCAGTAGCAATAATTTCTTTTCTTTTTGTTTTAATTTTCCATAATGTTTTATTTTCTCCTGTTTTTCTAACATTAAAAAATCTTTTAATTCCTTGAGGAGTATAAACAAATCCTGTTTTTCCAACTAACTTTTTAATCTCAAAATTTCCTTTTGTAGTATGAATAATTGTTTCTCCACTCAAACAATGATCCTCGCCTTTCGTGTCAATATCTTCCGGCTTTCTCTCATCGTGAATCAAAGTTGGAATTGTCCTAATGGAATCATAGCAAGTATTAAAATAAATCATTTTTGGCGGGTTCTGCTCGTCCCACCTTAAGTATTGATGCATCAAATTCCATCCATCAATCCTTCGTGTGGATGCTGGATAAAAATCTATTCCGTGTTTTGCGAATGTTTGAGCGATGGTCTCTCCGCCCCATTTGTCAACTATTCCTGTTCTGGCGAAAATACTCGGATCGGCGACGGAATATTCGTAGACCTCATCCCCAGACAATCTTACAATTTCTTTCGCCTGTTGGTCAACGTCTAAACCGGCTTTGTAGAATTCTCTGTAGACCCACAATCTACCATCATAATCCAAAGCATACCATTTGCAACAAGCCGGCTTTTCCCTTCCGTAATCGTAGCTTCTGAATTTTTTCCAGCTTTTAGGAATTGGAAATGGAACTGTCACATGTTTTTCTCTGTCCCACTCCGTGAAGTATTGCCCGACAAAGACATCCCAATTGCCATCTCTATAAGCCTTTCTCAATTTTTCAGGTAAAGAATCCAAAATCTGAAAATAACTTTTGTCCAAATATGTATTGTCGTTCGCTTTTGCCTGCAGGAAATAGAACTGATCTTTTTCCTTTTCTTCCGGCGGAAAGTTCCTATCAAGCCAAAGTTTTTTGACCCAGCCGTGGCCTATCCCTCCCGGGTTTGTCCCGCCGATGAACTTAGTTCTCGGAACTCCTGTCCATCTTTTCCGCCACCTCAACAAATCAAAAGTGTCTTTTGTGTTTTTTGTTAGCTCATCAACCGCAATCAAAGCGAACTCCGAACTGGCATATTTCGAAGGGTCGTCAAGGTTTCTGAAGCAATAAACTCCGCCCCCAAATTGTTCTTTTAAAACGAACTCGTGTTTTTGGGCCTGATATTCGCCTAGCCATTTTGGGAACTCGTAAGGAATCTTGCATAAATGTCTGTCCCATAAGGCCGGATAATTCTCGCAAAACAATGCTACTCTCACCCCTTTTAATCCTAATTCGTGCCAGCAATACTTGATTAAGTATTTTATCGGATATTTCCGCAATAGATAAGATTTCCCTCCGCCTGATGCTCCTCCATAAAGAAAATAATCGTATTTCTCAATCAGCTTTTCCGCCTCCAATTGCTTGGGGTTCGCCTTAAAGTTTGACCATTTTTCCCACCATTTTTGCCAATTGATTTTCATTTTTTTATAATAATGGTGTTGGCGTGTTTTTTATTCTTTCTTCTGCTATTTTACAATAATCTTTCTCTTTTTCAATTAAGATAAAATCTCTGCCAATTTTTTTACAAGCCATTCCTGTTGTTCCGCTACCAGCAAAAGGGTCTAATACTATTCCACCAGTAGGAGTTTTTGTTAAAATACAAAGATATTCCATAAGTTTAAGGGGTTTGACGGTGGGATGATGATTTTCGTGTTGTGGATTTTTGTGTTCACCCGCTAAACCCTGTCTAATTACTTCTTCTTTTTTTATTCCTTCCAATCCCATATTCCTTTCACTTCTACTTGCCTTTGCACAATAAAAGAAGCGGGAAACATTTTTTTGTTGTTGGTCTAACATAAAACACGGGCAATTAGGATTGGTATGGATTATAGCTTTCTTTCCTTTGTCAAAATCTGGTGCTAATGTTTTATCTAAAGGACTTGCCATAAAAATTCCCCCATCTGTTTTTTGAAATCTTTTTTCGTCTTTTTTCTTAAATTCTTTTCCTTCTTTCACCTCATCACAAGTGCATTCTAAAATAACATTAGCGGGGAAACGACCTTGATTTGTATAATAATTTGTATCACTACCCCTATCTGGTTCACCACCTGCAAAAGTTCCTTTAGGTGCGTGATGTGCTTGGATTTTTTCAATCCCTATTCTTGCTTCGTTAATGTTTAATCCCGCCACTCCCCATTTTAAAGCATTTTCAGCGTAAGAACCTTCATTTGGTTTCATTGCCATTATAATTGGTTCGTAGGCAGGTTTGAGTGCTGTGCCCCAACCCTTCCACTTTCGTATTTCTTGTGCATCATATTGTTCGGAAATAGCATCAAGTTCTCTATTTTGTTGTTGCTCGGATTGTGGTCTATATGATGGACAACTTCTGTTCGTAGGAGTGCTCTGCCAAGATGTTGTGCCATAACCAAACGGTGTTCCATTACATAACCATCTTTCCTCGCCATTGATAAAAATTCTTTGGGACAACGCACATATTTTACACCTTTGTAATTCCCTTTCGGTCG